GGTTTGAATTTACAAAGTAACCTCCTGAACCAGATTTGGGTGCTTTAGGTTGTATTTTATTTCCATCTTTATCAGTAGTATAACCCTGATTATTGGCAGTTATACTTGGTAAACTTGCAGCTGCTCTATACTTGAATATTTGTATCTCGAAGTAATCTTGTAAATCTGTGTCTAGATCTGTGGGATATTGTAAAACACCTCCACCACCTATTTTGCTTTTGAAAAGGTTTTCAAAAAATGAAGCTAGACCAGTTTGTTTTTCTTGTTTCTCTACTTCTTCCGATGTATTGTTAGCAGCAATGTTTACCGCATTTGAGTTACCTGAAAGACTTTGTTTTTCTGCTGCATCAAAATTTTCTGCTAAAGCCATAATATCACCTCAATATTGCTTTTATTACTATATTTCTAACATTATCTAAGAAGTCTATTGAACCATACTCATCAATTAATGTTGCATTATCATTTATTAAGTTATCGGTAGCACCTTTTTTCATCAACTTTAAAGATTCTGTATACATTAATGTTCCTGTTTTATTATTAAAATCTGTATTATCACTGAATGTATATACACTATATGATGAGTTGCCAAATGTATCATCTAAAGAAATGTAATACTTCTTACCATTAGAATTTCTTAATCTACTACTATGCGTTATGGCCATTACTTATCCCTCCATACTCTGTAAGGTGGAAAATCATTGCCGTCGTTATTGATAAATTTTGATGTAGGTAATAAAGACACCTCTGCCATCTCCGATTCGGGTATTCTCATAATATTACCTTGTATCCCACTGAAATAATACCTGTGTATTGTCTTTCTGGGTACAACTGCACCGTCGCCACTATTTAGAAGGCTTTTTGCGACTCCTTCTCTTAATTTATTATTTAGGTAATGTAGATTGGCTCCAAGAAATCCATCTTTGAAGACACCTAACACATAACTCATTGGAAACTGATCATAATACTTTAACTTTTCTGGTTTAGTTGCAACATAGTTGAAAAAGTATAGCTCACCAACTTCCACTGGCCCAGATACTTCACCAAATTCGCCAGGATCGTCATATTCTGCACCTTGATAATTCTGCAAAGCAGTCATCAACATACTACGATACCAGTCACGACTGCGGTTTCGTTTGCCTGCCTCTTGTATAATCTGGGAAGCGATACTCATTTAATACCTAGTTCCTTCTCGGTGAAAATTTTAAATTCCCATAGTCTATCATCACAGAAGTCTTTTGCAGCCTTCCATTTAGCCTGATTCACACCCCATGTATAGACCTCATTCATCCATGTTTTAGTTTTTTTCGATGGATTTGTGACTGGTTCTTTACATTGTCTTGCTGGTTTGACTTCAATTACCATACGACGAGTGTTCTTAGACCCATCAACATACTTGATATAGAAGTCTGGAAAGTATCTTCTCCTACGGCCACTGACTGGATCCCTGTATGGTATTGAAAATTCTTCACTACCCCACTCAATGATATGATCGTGAGAATCACAATATACCATGAATTTACGTTCCCATAACGACCTATAGATGATGTTTCTGGGATCTCCTTTGTATTTTCTGGGGTTGGTAGGCCTATACTTCCCACTATAGCTCATAAATAAAAGCAATAACTAGCTGATATCTATTTAGAGATATGTCAAGAAGACCAAAAAAATACTTAATTAATGATATACGATCAAGATTCCAGACGGTAGCTATTGATAATAAGTATCAAGTTTTTATGGAACCGAATCTGAATGTGTATAATGCAGCTGCGGACGTAGGTATATCAAGAAGATTTGTAGATGAAGATCTAGGATTATATGCTTCTGAAGCTGTTTTGCCTGGATCATCATTTGCTGATGTTGAGGTGTCAGGAGATAGACAAGGTATTACAGAAAGAATGCCTTTTAAAAGGATATATGATGATGTGACTCTGACTTTTATGGTAGATAGAGAGTATAAAGTTTTGAAATACTTTGAAGCTTGGATGCAATTAATAAATCCTCTACATGGTCAAACTGGAGGGAAGGCAGATAATCAAATTATGACTTTGAATTATCCAAAAGATTACAAATGCACGATGAGTGTGGTTAAATTTAATAAAGATTACTTTAAAAATGGTGGTGCTTACATATATTATTGCTTCATAAGATCATGGCCATTATCAATATCATCAGTGCCTGTAAACTATGAATCTGGATCAATATTGAAATTAAATGTAACTTTTAGATATGAAAGATATGTTATGGAAAATGTAACCAGAGGTATGATTAGATCTGGGTGGAAAGGATATTCTGATTCATTTGATCCTTGGATGGGTAACTATGGTCAATTTGATAGTGATTATTTTGGATTCGATCCTGATTTTAAATTAAAAGAGACAGGTAACTCAAAAAGTGAATCTAATAATAACAACAAAGATAAAACTAACGTTAATTCATCATCAACATTTACTGGTAATGAAATTTATGTAAACAAAGATGAGGAAACTGGTGGTTTTTATATGAAACAATCACAGGAAGTAATAAATCTCTATTTAAGGTTGGGAGTTTATGAAGAAAGAGAAGGAAAATACTATGAAAAAGGCACTTTAAAAGAGATAAAACCATACTAAATAAAGCACTGAAGTGAATAATTATGCCATTACCAAAGATTGTTACGCCTACTCATGAATTAACTCTACCATCAAATGGAAAGAAAATAACATATAGGCCTTTTCTGGTAAAAGAAGAAAAAATACTTATACTCGCAATAGAAAGTAACTCCCTTAAAGATATTTCTAGAGCTATAAAAGATGTACTTAGAAACTGTATTCTCACGAAGGGTGTCAAGGTTGATGAACTTCCTACTTTTGATATCGAATACTTATTTTTAAATATTCGTGCGAGATCTATAGGTGAAAGTATTGAACTTGTTGTTACTTGTCCTGATGACGGTGAAACTAAAGTAAATGCTACAGTTTACATTGATGAAGTTCAAGTAAAAACAAATGAAAAACATAACGCTGACATCAAGATAGATGACACATATACTATGAGAATGAAATATCCATCATTAGATGAGTTTATTGATGAAAACTTTAATTTCGATGGACAGGCTTCTAATAATAGTTTTGAAATTATTGCTTCTTGTATTGATATGGTGTTCAGTGAAGATGAAGCGTGGGAAGCAAAAGACTGTACTAAAAAGGAACTAACTCAATTTGTGGAACAACTAAACTCCGCTCAGTTCAAAGAGATAGAAAAATTCTTTGATACAATGCCACAGTTATCTCATGATATTGAAGTAGAAAATCCAAAAACAAAAGTCAAGTCTACAGTCAAATTAGAAGGGTTAGCAAGTTTTTTCGGTTAAGTATGGCTCATTTGAGTGCTGAGTCATACTATGAATTGACATTCTCATTAATGCAGTATCATAAATATAGTTTGACAGAGCTAGAAAACATGATGCCTTGGGAGAGGGACGTTTATGTCAATTTACTAAGGAACTATCTAGAGGCTGAAAAACTCAAACAGCAACAACAACAAGGATTAGGATAATGGTAGGGCCGTTAGCACTTTTAGCAGGAGCAGCAAATGCATACCTTATCATTGATGCAGCAATAAAGCTTACTAATTATTTTAGAAATAGGGGTAAAAATGATACTTTTACCACTCCTGACAATACAGACAAATTAAACAAAGATAATATTGATAAACAGAAAAATTTTGCGAATGTAAATAGAGACTTTAGAGGTGGTGCTGCTAATAATATAAGATCTACGAGAGGTGGTGTATTAAGTTTTCTTGGTGATCCTAGTAGAAGATTAGATGATGCACCTGATATTGTAGAAGAAAATCAATCAGTTCTTAGAGGTGTAGAGACTCTTGGTGGATTTTTTCCTCCTTTAAATACTCGTGAACCAAATATTGACAATCAAAGAATTGTAGAGTCGGGTTTTTTAGGTGTTCGGTTAGAAATAGATAAAATAAACAGAAATATAGATGCTATAGCAAGAGCTATGGCTGAGAGTGCGTTGTTTGAACAAAAATATAGAAAAGATATGATAGATGCAATGCGTCAGGATTTAGTTGAAAAGGGAAAAGATAGATCAGAAACAAGAAGCGAACGATCTATATTCAATTTAATCACAAGACCAATAGAACAAGCTCAAGCGAGATTGGGTAAGTTTAAGAATGATTTTGCTAAAGCTATGTTACTTTCTGCTGGTCTTGAAGCCGCAAATATATTCTTTCCAGATTTTGGAGGGGATAGTGAAGGTGGTGAAGAAGGTGGTGAAGATGAAACTAAAACTCCAAAAGTTGGCGATTATTACTTTCAAAAACATTCGAGAGGTGGGGATTACTATGTATTACAATCAAATGGGGTATTTAAGAAAGTTGGAAGAGCAAGACCGAGAACTGGAACACAGTTCCCAAAATCAGCTTTTGATCCTGTCATAGAAAGTATTAAAAATAATCAAAAAACTAATTTAGATGGAGGAGGTGAAGATAATAAAGGAACCGATTTCAGAAGGGAAGATAATAATATTGGTGACTTTAATTTTGATATGGCATCTGAAAATAAAAATAATCTTAATGAAACGTTTAATTCTGAAACTAATTTAACATTTGATAATAAAATATTCAATTCTGAAACTCCTGTAGCTATGAATGTAGGTGGATTAGAAGGTGGTGAAAAAGTTACTTTTATAGACATGCGTAGGAAAATCAATGATTCCGCTCAGGGTAGTGATGTTAGTGGTGCTGACAGTGAATTAGTTGATAATATTCCTGAGTTTGATCCAGCAAGATCATCAATATATGAAGCTTTTGTATCTGCGTAATGGAAAAAGATTTTAACCCCATAAGAGATTTAAGATCTCCCGAAGTTGATCCCTTCAATGTTCCTGCTGGTCAATCGACACAGGAAATAGAGGCAATACGACTTACACTTGTGGTGACAAGAGAAAAAACAGAAAATTTGGTAAAGTTACTCAAAAGAAACGGATTGTTATTTAAAAAAGATGTTGAAAAGATAAAAGAATTACAAAGAAGACTTAGAAAAACAATTCCTCGTATACCAATTTTACGTGATGATTCTATCAGCGAGAGTCAAATTTCTATGGATGGTAGTAGACGTTCTAGATTTGATGCTATGAGAGGTTTTAATAGACCCCCAAAAACACCCACAACAACTTCTGTTCCTGTTGCAAATCCATTTCCATTCTTTGAAATAGCTGTTGCTATTATAGGAATTTTTGGAATTAAGGGAATTAAAATGCCAAAATTCTTGAAAAATTTGTTTGGTAAAGGTAAAGGTGCGCCTAGCACAATTGATGACATATTAAAACAACTTGATGATCAGATTAAAGGCCGCCCTATTACGATTGATGATATATTAAAAAGACTTAATGAACAAATTAGAGAACTTGAAAAAGCCAAAAAAGTTGTTCCTACAAGTCTTAGAAACTTACAAAAAAATCTACAAAGTGTACAACAAAATCAAACTACAGCTGCTAGAATGTATTCTGGATTTGAGAAAAATAGAAATAAAATTATGTCAGGCAAAAAGTTTGCAAATAACAAGAGAATGTTTGAGAAAGAACTAAAAAATTTAGAAAAAGGCATTCCAGAATATAAAATTATGGAATTTCTTAATAAAAATAATATTACTAGTCCAAAGTTATTAAAAATTAGACTTAATCAAGGTTATAGAGCTGATGCAGACAGATTAGCTAAATCACTGAAAAGTGGAAAAATAACAGAAGGCGAATATGCTACAGAATTATTAAATTTACAAACTAGATATGATAAATTTTTGCTTGAACTTGACGTATATGCCAAAGATGTAGAAAATATTGTTGGTAAATCTTTAAAATCTAATTTGTATAAAAAATACAAACAACCATTACCAAAATCACTTCAACAATCTAATAAAGAAATAAGAGAGTTTATAAAACAAAACGTTTCTCCAGATAATCCCCTCTACGAGATATTAAATAAAGGTAAAAGTAAGGTTAAGTTGGATGGCAAGCCAATGTCTAATGATATTGCTATGTTAAATACAGATACAAGAGATAGAGAAACAATCGTCATCATCACAGATTCAATAGCGTAATGTCATTATTTACTAAACAAGTAAAAATAAAAAATTTGACCATTTTCTCAGCAGTTGATCCAACGTCATATGCTGCTTTAGGTGAAAATATCACAACAGTATTGGATATTCATTACTTTGAAAACATCTTTCAACCTAATTTTGCGTTTCAAATTAAATTTGTAAGTATTGACAATCCTTTGAGTGATATTCAATTACGAGGGACTGAAAGAGTTAGTATTGAGATAAAACATGATAGTATCGAGGAGTCATTTGAGTTTGATGATTTAGTTTTAACATCGTTTGTTCAAAACTCTGCAGAATCAACCGCAAATATATTCACAATCAAAGCGGAACCTGTGGGAGCAATTAACAATGAAAAGAATAGAGTTACACAAAGATATGATAACAAAGTGGTCGGAACAGTTCATGTAAAAAACATATTACAATCGCAAATAGGAGCTAGTGAGGATGATATTGATATAGAGGATAGTGTAAATCAAGTGGGATTCTTCGGTAATTATTGGAGACCTTACAAAGCTTTATATTGGATAGCTAAACGTTCAATGTCTGGATCTATGCCCGAAGAGGGTGGATCTACTGATAGAGTTGGATTTTTATTTTGGATGACGAAGAGTGGATATAAATTTAAAAGTATAGACACTATGATATCTGATGCTAAGAATGGGGATGTGTATGAATATGTACAACATGACGCTGTTCCTGATGATCCAAATTTTGTTTTAGAAGATCCTAAATTTGAGGTTGATCAGAATATTATCTTGCAAATGATGAATTCAATGTATGGTGAAAATAGAAGGTACTTTAACTTACACACTTTACAAGTAAGTGATAATGCTCCATTTTCAAGAGAAGATGCACAACAAGCTCACTTGGGTGAAGAGGAAATAGTGGATCTTGATTTTGATATAAATCAAATTCCTACGGTTCCTACTCGAAACGTGATTATGGATTTCACAATGAGAAGGGATGGAACAATTCATGATGGATCAGAAAAAAAATTAACTGATGGAGAATATGATCCACATAAAATTATTAGTCAAGCTAAAATGAGATATCAAAGTTTGAGGTCTAGATCTCTTAGAATTACTGTTCCGATGAATTTAGATCTAGAAGCGGGAGATATCATATCTGTTAAGTTGATAGATAGTATGAAAGGCACCGATAAGTGGATGTCTGGATTGTATATTATCAAGGATCTCAGACATAGTTACATAACTGATGAAAAAGGTGTACAATGTCGTACATACCTCAGGCTTATAAAAGACACGCCTGGAGATGATTAAATAGCTATAGTATAAGGAGGTACTATTATGAAAACAATAGAAGATCACATAGAAAAAGATAAAAGTCTGATTCAAGACCCTACTATTTCCCCTGCAGCACGTAGACATGCAAAGGAAGAACTTCATGAATTAGAAGTTTACGCAGAACATCATAAAGAAGAGATTGAAGCTGGAGATCATCATGACCCTAATGCATTAGAGTTATTCTGTGATATGTATCCAGATGAACCAGAATGTTTGGTGTATGACGACTAATGGCTGGAGTTCTTGAAGGATCTGACAGTTTTTCTGGTATCAATTGGTGGATAGGCCAAGTTGCTCCTAGAGAGACTTGGGCAGAAAACACTTTACTTAAAAATGATAAGGATGTTGGAGTTGTTGGAAGAAAAGGGGATATAAACGTTTATCCTAACCGTGTAAAAGTTAGAGTTGTTGGGTATCATGATCAAATTGAGGATCCCAATGATCTACCTTTTGCATCTGTAATGGGTAATCCATTTATATCTAGTGGATATGGGGCAGCTCCTAATACGCATCAATTGGAGGGTGGGGAAAGTGTTTTAGGTATCTGGATAGATGGTGAAGATGAACAAAAACCTGTAATCACTAACGTCTTCATGAAAAGTCAGCATGCTGTTGATGGAGGAACGACTGATCTAAAAAGTAACTCTACCACAAGACAAAATATTATTCAATCAACAAGTGATATTAATAGTCGATTAGACTCTTCTAGTCTATGGGCAACTGAGTTAACTGGTGATGCGTATGGAGAAAAAATGTTTTCTGGTGAATTTGTAACAAATTATGATTTCTCTAAATCACAACCACCAGAAGTAAGTAAGTATACGAAACAAGGTAAGTTAAGAACTCCAGCTCAGATAGCAGCTGCTCAAAGACTAGAGACTAAAAAGTGGAATGAGTTCCTACTTTCTGAAAAAAATGAAGGTTTTATAGATGTAGATCTAGATCTTATATCAGGTAGGAATGCTTATGTAGTAGATCCTGCTTTGGTCAATAATGGAGGTGGAACTACTGGGCCTGTTAAAAGTTATGAAGAGACTTTAGCAGAAGTTAAAACTGACTCTCCATCTTGTAAGAGAGATAATATTATTGGTGTGATAACTGGGGCTATAGAAGATTTTACTAAATTATTGATTAATGTTGAGAAGTATGGTGAATTTTATGTAAATGCAGTTACAGGTATGGTCGTAAACTTCCAAGCAGAAATGAATCAAATAGCTAGAAAGATTGCTGGTGCTTTGACTGGAAAAATTAATAACATGAGGGATTATCTTTTTGGTGAAATAGAAGAAAAGATAAATGCATTTACTAACAAAATTATTCCAGAGGAATTAAAACCAAAAACTGGAGAGGCCATAAAAAATGTCACAGATACCATATATTGTTTATTTGGTAATGTGATTGATGGATTAAAAAATATGATTGGTAATTTTTTAAAGGAGTTGATTGGTAAAATTGTTAATGTACCCCTATGTGCTGCAGAGCAATTAGTCGGAACTTTACTAAATGATGTGTTAGGTAGTATTAACGATACTATCACTCCTATCTTATCGAGTTTAACTTCAACTTTAGGTGGAGCCCTTGGATCTGTTACTTCTTTAGTCAACAAAGCTTTGGAGGGTGCTAATCTTTTATTTAATTTTCTTGCTTGTGATGATCTTAAGTGTCCTTTACCAAGTAGATTTGATAATACACTTGGCCCACAACAAAAACAAAAAGATAGAGTAGATAAGATTATGGAGGGAATATCAGGTATTAGTGGTGAACTTGGTCTTGATGGAGAGTTGCCCAGTATATTTAAAAAATCAGACGGAGATCCTTCAGTTGTTGCCAGTTTAGTTGGAGGTTGCGACAGTAATATCCTGAGATGTGGCCCACCAACTGTAGAACTTTTTGGTGGATCTGGAGTTGGTGGTGTAATAAATGCTGTTGTCGCTGAAACCACTGAAATAGTTGGTGCGAACATCCTTGATCGTGGATTAGGATATAAGGAAAAACCACCATATGTTGTTTTTCGTGATGCATGTGGAGATGGTAAAGGTGCAAGGGCTAAAGCAATTATAAATCCTGATGATGGTGGAATTGATGGATTATTGATAGAAGCTTCAGGCTATGGGTATAATAGTAATTTTGATAGGATTATAACAACATCTGGTATTTTAGATTCTGATACTTCTGTGGAAGGAGACTTAATGACTGGCCAAATCAATAGCGTCGTCGTTGCCGCGCCTGGATTTGGTTATAATTCAACAGATACGATAGATGCTGGTAATGCTGATCTTAGTCCAATAGTTCTTGGTGGTAGAATAGTTGGAGTAAAGGTCAACAACAAGGGTAGTGGATTTACAAACATACCAGAATTACGCATAAATACTGAGACTGGAAGAGGTGCTGATTTAAGAGCAGTCTTGAATTTTGTTCCTGTAAGTGAAGTTTCAGAGACATTAGATCCAACACAAATTATTTCTGTAGTTGATTGTGTCGATAAACCATTAACAAGAAATCCAATAGGTGAATAATGACAGATAGTTTTCAACCAATACCATTTACACCAGCTGATGTGTCAACTTCTGGAGCTTTATCGGACGAGCAAATTCAAGCAATTGATAATCAAACAGATCAGGCAACTGAAGGTGATTTTACAGAAGGATCTTATAAAAATAGATTTGATGCTAAAAAGTTACATAGAGATTATGATCTTGACATAAAAAATCACTATCGAGTTGAGGCAGGACAAAATTCACCATTCGGAAATGTAAGTTATCGTGTTCTAACTAATGCTGGATCTGGATTTTCATTTCATGAAGATGGTATAAATCGGGAAAATCTTCAATGTGTGGCAACTGGTAGATCTGTAGAAGCTCTTGGAAAACAAATAGAAAGAAACAGGGATGCAGCTCAGGATGAAATGATTCCAGCCAAACTTGTTAAATGTTTTAATGGTGATTATGTTGTAGATTGTGATAATGGTGATATAATTTTTAAGGCTGATAATATTAAGTTTCTTGCTAAAGGCACCTCAGATACCAATGACGGTGATATTCATATGCAAGCTAATAAGAATATATTCATGGATGCACCTGATGTCAGGATCGTGGGATCTAATCTTAGATTGACTGCTAGAAAATCATTTACAATCTCAGGAAAAGTGAGTGGTGGTATTGTTGCGGGCCTATTAAGTATGGCCTCATCTGATGATTTTGGTGCATCAATATTAATGAAACAAATGAATTCTCTTTTAGACGCTTTGAAGGCACAGTAATGGCACACATTTTTAAAACTTTTGCAAATAGATTAACTGTAGGTAGTCAGACTGCAGCGGGTATTGTAAATCCACAGAAACTTCCTTATGAATCTTCAACGTTTGGTGGACTATCCATATTAAATGGCCCAGTTCAGATAGGTGTTGCACCACTTTTACCTGTTCCAAAAGGAGTTTTAGATATAGGCCCGTCAGTTCCTACATCAGGCCCACAAGCATTATCTGCTGTGAATATAACACATCCTTTAAGTGGAATTGTAATTACGTCTGCGAAAACTGGAATTACAATTACAGCATCAGTTGATAATGTAATAACTGCTCCAGAAAATTATTTTAATGGTAATGTTAAAATATCATTAGGAGCTCTCAGAAATAGTCATCTTAATACTTGTACAGGAGCAAGTTGCACTTTTGGTGGTAGTACAATTAATAGACAGGGTTGGAAAGGATTTGATATCAAACATCCAAACAAGAAAGGACACAGACTCAGACACGTTTGTGTGGAAGGGCCTGAGGCTGCAGTTTATGTAAGAGGTACGTTAAAAAATTCTAATATTATTGAATTACCTGAGTATTGGAAAGGACTTGTAGATCCAGAAAGCATTAGTATAACCTTGACACCAATCGGGTCTTATCAAGAATTATATATAAAGAACATTGAGTGGGGTCAAAAGGTAACTGTCATGAACAGTACCAGCGGTTCAATTCACTGTTTTTACTCCATTTGGGCTTCCAGAATAGACGGAGAACCCTTGGTAGTAGAGTATGAAGGTGAAGATCCTTCCTCATACCCAGGCAACTCAGAACAATTTTCAATTTCTGGCTATGATTATGGTAGGGGTGTTGACAACTCGTAATTGTTATGATACCATTATATTAAGATTTTAATTCTTATGTCTGACGATTTCTGTTCACAAGACTCCGAATACGTAACAAGTGTTATTATCGACATTAACAGAAGATCATTTCTTCTTGTTAGTAACGAAGGTGTGATGCAAGAAATAGTTTGTGATAATGCAACTCAATTTATGGACATTTGGGAAATAGTTCATGTTGTGTTAGACATAGACTCAGATATTAAAATCATTTACGTAGATCCAGTCGTTTCGGATAGTGCGGGCGTGGTGTAGTGGTAACATACGAGTTTTCCAAACTCCTGTCATGAGTTCGAGTCTCATCGCCCGCTTTTTGGTGATAGAAGTTGTCTAAATACTAGGAGATTATAATTTCGTTAGCTGGATAAGCGAAAATGCCACTAAGTAGACTAGAAAATTTCTTAAAGAATGTTGACGGAAACGTTATATATGTTAATCCAACGGATTTGGATGCGACAGACAGTATTGAGAACCAAGGAAATTCTTTAACGAGACCCTTTAAAACAATTCAGAGAGCTCTATTAGAAGCCTCTAGATTTTCATATCAAGTTGGACAAAATAATGATAAGTTTGATCGTACAACAATCATGTTGTATCCTGGCACACATGAGATTGACAACAGGCCTGGATTTAACGTAGTAAATGCGAGTGGAAACGCTTCATTTAGAGATAGATTAGGTAACTCACAAAGTTTAACACAATTAACAGAGACAAGTAATTATAATTTAGAAGATCCTACAAACGAACTTTATAAGTATAACTCAGTAGAAGGTGGTGTAATTGTTCCTCGTGGTGTATCAATAGCTGGTTATGATGTAAGAAAGACAAAGATAAGACCTAAATTTGTTCCTGATCCTACAGATTTATCAGTTACAAGGGCAGCTATATTCAGATTAACAGGTGCATGTCATTTCTATGCAATGACATTCTTTGATGGTGATCCTCAAGGCTCTGTTTACAAAAACTATACTACAAGTAGATTCTCTCCACAGTTCTCACATCATAAACTTACATGTTTTGAGTATGCTGATGGTGTAAATGGTGTTGGTGTTGGTACTTCATCTACCACAACTGACCTTCAGATGTATTTCCATAAGATTCAACAGGCTTTTGGAGATAGTTCTGGTAGAGGAATTGGTGATTTCCCATCTACTACAGATATGCAACCATCTCTTCCTGAGTTTGAGATTGTTGGCCCAGTTAAGGCTGAGGATGTTGGTATTACTAGTATTCGTGCTGGTACAGGAGGAACACCAGATCAAGTAATTACAGTACAAACAAGTGGAAAACATGGGCTTGTTGTCGATAGTCCGATTCGAGTAGCTGGTGTTAATACGTTCCCAGACATTTATAATGGTAACTTTGTTGTTTCTTCTGTAACAAATGATGAAAAGTTTAGTTACCTTGCATCTGCAACTCCAGCTGATGGATTACCATCACTAGATGGAGATGAGGTTGTAGTTGCTGATACCGATAACGTACAAGGTGCATCACCATACATATTCCACTGTTCAATGAGATCTGCATATGGTATGTGTGGTCTTCATGCTGATGGATCAAAAGCATCTGGATTCAAGTCTATGCTTGTATCTCAGTTTACTGGTATTGGATTGCAGAAAGATAATAATGCGTTCTTAATTTACAATAAAACATCGGGACAATATGATACAAATGAAACTGCCTCTGATAGTGAAAAACCACTATATTTAAATGGTAATGCGATTTATAGACCATCATATAAAAACGCACATATTAAGACATCAAACGATGGATATATTCAGGCAGTATCTATATTCGCTGTTGGTTATTCTGAACATTTCACTACTTCAGAGGGTGGTGATATGTCAATCACCAACTCTAACTCTAACTTTGGTGCGGTTGCCTTAAATGCAAAAGGATTCAAACCAGCTGCGTTTGCGAAAGACAACAGAGGATATATTACACATATTATTCCACCAGAAAATCAATTCAAACAGGACATATCAGTTGAGTGGGAAGCTATAAATGTAACAAAAACTGTTGCAGCTGGTAGTTCTAGTCCTTCAAAAATATACTTAGATGGATTTACTGATTCCTCAACACCTCCTGTACATGTTATTGCTGGTTACAGAATTGGTTCCAAGAGTGATGAATTATTACATGTAAGTGTTGCTGGTGTTGGAACTGTAACTACACCAATCAGAATGTTAAATCCTGATGGATCTGAGGGTGATATATCAATCAAAGAATATGAGGTAAGTCGTACAGGTGCGATTAATAGTATCGCATCAAGTGTTCTTACATTAAGAACAAATCACAAGTTACATGCAGGGGAGAGTATTCGTGTTCTTTCTGATAGTGGATACTTGCCTGACGGAATAGATTCAAATGTAATTTACTTTGCGATTACTAATGATTCTACCGCTGAAACATTAAACGCAAATCAAATCAAACTTGCAAGAAGTAAAAACGATGCGTTGTTAGGTGGTTCTGGAAACTTTATCACAATTAATAACAACAAAGGTGGAGTTCTTAAGATTCAGTCAAGAGTAAGTGATAAGGCTCCAGGCGATTTAGCTCATCCAATTCAATATGAGAATGGTAACTGGTATGTTAGAGCAAGTAATACAAATACTTTGTTTACACAGGTTGCTGCAAACTCCGAGACTATTGGTGAAAGAACAGGAAAGACATTTATAAAGAGAAAAGAAGATACAAGATCATTAAATGATAAGATCTATAGACTTAGATATGTCATACCAAAAGAATCATTAGATGCAAGACCACCAATTCCTGGCTATACTTTACAGGAGTCTAATACTGTTGGTGTTGCTGGTGCATCTGAATTTACAAATAATATTCCTGATGTAACGGCTCAGAGAAACCTTCGTATTTTAAAGAGTATTGATAGATCTTCAAATACAGGTATTACAACTGTTGTTACAGAAAAACCACATAATTTAATTAAAGGTGATCAGGTACAACTTAGAAATGTTAAGAGTGGTGCAAACTCAAATGGAACTCTGAATAGTGGATATAATATTGTAACTGATGTTGTCGGTATCACAAGTTCAAAAGGATTTGAATTAAAGTTCTTAGACACAGATCCAGGCACATACACTGCACATACAGCAAGAGATAATAATCTTCCTGTGGTTGCCAGATGGAAACATAAGGATACATTTACTGTATATCGCTCAGAAACAGTTAAAGCTCACGATTATCAGAGACAAGATGGTGTTTATCATCTGATTTGTGTTGATAGTAGTATCTCACCAACTGTAAATGAATTTGATGCAAATAAATTTAATCAGAATATTACTGATCTATATCCACAGTTTGATGCTGATAACTTTACAATGGATCCAGAACACGCAGCTAGTTTTGCGATCAATGAACCAATTGGTAAAGTTGTTACTAACGATCTTAGAAATAGTGTAACAAAAGAATTTACTAATAACTTCATTGTAGGACATAGAGTTGGTTTTGCTATTACCTTTGCAGAGGGTTCAACTAACGCTGGTATTACTACAATATACACTGGTAATGTACAACATAACTTAAATACAATCACATCTATTACTTTAGCTGCTGGTGGATCTGGTTATGGTTCTGCTGGAACATTATACAATGTACACCTAACAGGCGGTAGTGGTCATGGTGCAACTGGTAATGCAACAGTCAACGGAAGTGGTCAAGTTACTGCTGTTGAGATAGTTGATGGTGGTTCTGGATACACAAAAGGTAATACATTATCACTTAGAGCGGGTGGTAACAATGCACAAGTGACCGTAGCTACAATCAATGATAACATTGGTGATGCAATTCAGATTATTGGTGTTGGATCAACAGAGGATAGATATAATTCTGGATTCAATGGTATTCATACAATCACTTCAGTCACACCTACAAGTGTAAGTTACAATAGTGGTTACACTGCAAGTGTTGGTGTTCATAGTGTCACAACAGCTGGTATCCACACTGGATTCTTCATGTTGGCTGGTAACGCACCAAACATAAACACAATGGTTTACAGTGATAAGAGTGTAGGTATTGTAACTGTGACCACTGATGAACCTCATGGATTGAGTGTTAATAACTCATTTAAGATAGTTGGTGCTGCACAGACAATCTATAACGGAGAACACATTGTATTTGAGAAGATTGGTATTACTACGTTCTCATTTAAATTTGTAGATCCATTCACTCCAGCTACATATACAACAACTGGTGGAAAGGCTCAGGTTCTTCCTGTCATGTATGGTGCAAAAGGTGGTGTAATACAAGAAGGAAGTGAAAGACTAGATCAAAGACAGATTCCTCTAAGTGTTGGTATTCATACAACTCTGAATAATGCAACTTTAACTGCAACAAATACAACATTAACATTAACTAATTCTTCTGGATTTAACAAAGGAGATTATATACAAATAGATGAAGAAATTATTCGTGTATCATCTAACTTCTCTAATAATGCAGCGACTGTTCTTAGAGGTCAGTTAGGATCGAGAGCAGATAGTCATGTCTCAAATTCTGTGGCTAAAAAGATTCGTATCTTGGCAGTGGAGAAGAGAAGGGCATCTGTTCTTCGTGCATCTGGTCATACATTTGAATATCTTGGATTTGGGCCTGGTAACTACTCAACTGCGTTCCCAGAGAAACAAAGTAAGATACTTACAAGAGAGGCTAAGTTCCTTGCACAGTCAACTATTGATAATGGTGGATCTGTAGTTTATACTGGTGTTAATGATGCTGGTGACTTCCATATAGGTAACAAAGTTGTTAACTCACAGGATGGTACAGAAGCTACATTTAATATTCCAGTTCCAACTACAACAGGATCAGCATCTGCTGACTCTGATGCAACAAGTGGAAGATTAGATGTTATCTTTGATAGTGCATTTGTAAGAGAGGGACTCACAGTTGATGGTAATAATAATACAACTGTAAGAGTTAATGCTCCTACAACTATCACAGAAAAACTTACTGTCACATCTACAAATGGTGCTGAGTTCCACTCAATTGACTTAACTGGTGGATTATCGCCTGCAAGAACAATTACTTATTCTGCTGAGACTCCAACAGGATCTGGAACTGTAGGTGATATTGTTTATACTTCTGATCCATCATTTGGTAAGTACATTGGATGGGTATTCACTCCACAAGGTTGGAAGAGATTTGGATTAATATCTACCGAAAGAGATCTAGACACATGGGTTCTTGGTGATGAGAACAATAACGGAAGACTTGGAATCGGAACTACAGCTGCAGATCGTGCTGGTGTCAATGCAAACTTTAGAGGTGCATTAGATGTTAGAGGACAGATTGTTGCAGATAAGTTATTGATGACTGGTATTAGTACTTTCCAAGGTACTACTATCTTTGAAGATGTAGAAATAGAGAGACTAAAAGTTACTGGTAGTAATGATGTAACTGGTGTTTCAACATTTAGTAAACAAGTTATTGTTGGTGCTGGAATAACTGCTAATCAATTAAAGGTAACTGGTATTAGTACATTTGCTGGTGCTGGTACGCCAGTTATAATGCAACACAAGGCTGATAAAACATTTGCTTCAAGTGCTGTAAGTCATGCAACTAGTCCAGCGTTTATTACAATTAGTGGTCATGGTTACTTTACTGGTGAAAAGGTACAATACGTGGCTGGATCAACACCAATTGGTGGTCTTACTGATAGAAGAACATACTTTATAATAAGAAGAGATACTAACTCTATTAAACTTGCAACAACTCTTGCCAATGCTCTTTCAGATACTTCAATTGACTTGTCATCAACTGGCGCAGGCACACATAAATTTATACTCCGTAGTAAATCTTCAGACTCTGTTGCAGCTTCAAGTGCTGATGGTGTTGGTTTATCAGTTGACCAATTACATGTTGTTGGTATTGCAACCTTCCCAGCAGCAGTTACTTTAACTAACGTAAATATATCGCAAATTAATGTTTCTGGTCTTTCCACATTCAATGATGCGATAGATATAAACGCTACTTCTGAATTTTCACAACCAGTCAATATTAATGCTACATTTAATGCTAATGGTGATGTTAATCTTGGTAACGCAACTTCTGATACAATTACTGCAACAGGTAGATTTGATAGTGACTTAGTTCCAAGTACAGACGGATCAAGGGATCTTGGTACATCTACATTAGAGTGGAAAGACTTATTCCTCGATGGAACTGCTCATGTTGATACATTAGATGTTGATGCAAATGCAGGGATAATTGGTAATCTAACTGTAGGTGGTAATTTCTCAGTCAACGGAGTCGTTGATCTTGGTAATGCCGCAAGTGATACCATAAGTGTAATAGGTAGATTTGATACTAGTTTACTCCCATCAACTGATAGTACAAGAGACTTGGGTGCATCCACAATGGAGTGGAGAAATTTATTCATAGATGGAACTGCACATATTGATACATTAGATGTTGATGAAAATGCAGGGATAATTGGTAATCTAACAGTCACAGGAACCAGTGAGTTTAATAATACAGTTGATGTTGACGCAGACTTTGCTGTTAGAAACGGAACTACTGATAAATTCTTCGTTGACAATGTAACTGGTAACACAAACATTGAAGGTACATTGACTGCTGATGGCCATGCTGAATTAAATTCTACCCTTAATGTTGATAGTAACACCACTGTCGGTGGTAACTTAACAGTTTCTGGTAAAATACAACCATCAGCTGGATCTGGTACAGGAAACGGTATTCATTGGGCTGACAATCCTGGCGGTGGAACTGGTGATAATGCATCCATCACATACTTTGCACAATCTGGAGAAAATACAAAATTAAGAATAGCAACTGGAAATGACTTCGATGATGAAATTGAATTAGCAACAACTAATGATTCATTTACAAAAGTCACTTCAACCCTTGATGCAAGTAGTAGTACTACAGGTGCCTTCAGAACTGATGGTGGTGTTGGTATTGCGAAAAAACTTTATGTTGGTACTAATCTTAATGTTGGTGGCACACTCAATGTTTCAAGTAGTGCAACTGTTAATAGTCTTAAGGTATCTGATCTTACAAATAATCGTGTTGTAATCGCTGGGTCTTCTGGAGAGATAGAAGATAGTAATAATCTAACATTCAATGGTAGTACGTTAGGACTCACTGGATCTCAAACTATTAGTAGTAACTTATCAGTTTCTGGTAAAATACAACCATCACAAGGATCTGGTTCTGGAAATGGTATTCGTTGGGCTGATAATCCTGGCGGCGGAGCTGGTGATTTTGCATCCATTACATACTATGCAGAATCTGGAGAGAATACAAAATTCGTAATAGCAACTGGAGATAATCTTGATGATGACATTGAAATACGAACAACAGGTAATGGATATACAAAAATTACTTCGACTCTTGATGCGAGTGGTTCTACTAATGGTGCCTTCAGAGTAGCTGGTGGTGTTGGTATTGAGAAGAAACTTTTTGTTGGTGGAAATATTACTGGCAGTGGAACATTCACTGGTAATGGATCTGGATTATCATCACTAAACGCAGATAATCTATCAACAGGAAAAGTTCATATTGATCGTCTTGGAAGTGGAACTAAGAATAGTAACACATTCTTAGCTGGTGACAATACGTTTAGACAAGTTATCGTTGCTATTAACTCTGCAACCAATGAGGGTAACAACAGAGTCATTACATCATCTGGAACTGGTAGTGTTAATGGAGAAAGTAATTTAACCTTTGATAATGTAAGTCTTCATGTTCATGGTGGTTCTAGACAAATTGTTTGTGATGGTAACATAGTTGCTTTCAACTCTGATATCAGACTTAAGACTGCAATCCAACCAATTGAAAATGCAGTTGCAAAAACACTTAAGTTAAATGGATTTACATACGAACACAATGAAGTTGCAGAATCAATAGGATATAAATTAGATGGAGAAAGATTTGCTGGTGTATCTGCACAAGATGTTCAATCAGTATTACCAGAAGCTGTCAAACCAGCTCCTGCAGATCCAAATTACTTAACTGTTCAATATGAAAAAATTGTACCTCTCTTAATAGAGGCAATCAAGGAACTTAAAGCAGAAATCGACGAACTTAAGAAGTAAAACTATGACAACACCATCTGGACAAATATCAGCTCAAGACATTAAGAATGAGTTTGGTGAACATAATGGAAAAATGAGGATGTCAGATTATAGAGTTAGTCAAACATGTGGAGAACTAACTTTGAATATAGGTGACGGAGTGCCATCATCAGGTGCAATTTCATTTGATAATTTGAGAAATAAAAGGTTGAATATTGTAGTTGATTATTACGCTGATAATTCTAATTTAAATCGTGCATCGAATGGTGCTAATACCATGAATGCCAGAACCAGATATGATCAACAAAATGAAAGAGTTACTGTAATTGGTGGATTAAGATCTAAACCAAGTAATACCGCACCACATCGAGTAAGAATTCATGTGAATCAAACTCTAGGTGGTGCAAAAGGAGGTAAGAATGTTTGTGCATTAAGAACAGGTAATTTTGATGCTGGCACATCTTTAATTGTAGATGTGGGTAGTAATGGAAGAATATATGGTGGCGGCGGAGATGGTGGAGAAGGTGGAAATGATATGGATGCTGGTAATCCTGGCCAAGATGGGGCTTCTGCGTTAGGTATTGATCACCAAGGAACAACTGTTAATGTTGCCAGTGGTGCATTAATTCGATGTGGCTTCGGCGGTGGTGGAGGAGGCGGCGGAGGTCGTCAGACTGATAAAGGTTCAGATAGAAGAGCTGGTGGCGGAGGCGGCGGCGGTGGCCAAGGTTATCCTGGCGGCTCTGGTGGTGATCGTGGTAGAACTCATGTTGATGGTGCTGATGGAACTGCTGGTGATTTAACAGAAGCTGGTGAAGGTGGCGGTGGTGGAAATAATGGTAATCAGGCATATGGTGGTGCTGGTGGAGAAGGTGGTGGTCAAGGAGAGGCCGCAGACGCTGGTGCTGGTTCTCAACATGGTTCTGGTGCTGGTGGTGGACAGGGTTCTGCGATCCGTAAGTCAAGTGGAGTAAATTGGTCTTTTGGATCTAACAACGGTTCAATTGTTGGTGACACCAACCAAACAGGTGTGTCATAACTAAATAACATATAGGGTAATAATCTAGAAAGAATGAATAGATCAAGAGTTACTGCAGATTTAGCTTCACACGGAAATATATTCGTAGATATTGCCAATGATCGTGTTGGAATCGGAAGTACAATACCCACTGATAAAGTAGATATAGATGGTGGTTTTAAACTTCATGATAGGTCTGGTTTTGACAATCATATAACTTATGGAACAAATCCCCCAACTATAACATTTCCTTCTGGCAATCCTGCCAATCTTGCAAAAACTCCTACGTTAGTTTTTGGTGATAGAACTAGCGGTGGCGACTTCAAAATTTACCAAGATTTCTATAGTTTGCATATGAGACACTTTGGCCCAAGTGGTCTTCATATAGGTTCTGTGGCTTCTCATATACAAATATCTGGATCTAATGGTTCTAACAACACTCAAGCGTCTATAAGAATTGATGCTGGAGCAAATGAGGGTGTAAAATTATATTCAGGCGGTACACAAAGATTTGAAACTGTTGGATATGGAGTTACAGTTCTTGGAACTACTGAAACTCAAGAGTTAAATGTTACTGGTGTTACAACAACGAGTGATGATATAAACTTAGCAAACAATAAAAAAGTAAAATTTGGAACAATGGGTTTCCAGATTTATCAAAACACCAGTCCTTCTAACAACGCAATAATTCAACAATCAGCAGCAGGTCAGTTCTTAAGATTGATAACAAACGGTGGTGCATTAAGTATCGAATCAGATTATGTTAGTCTTAGAAACTCTACAAATAGCACACAAACTGCTATCTTTGATGCTGATGGAAAAACAAGTTTATATCATAATAGTAATCTCAAATTTACCACAGAAAGTAATGGTGTTAATGTTACAGGAAATTTAGTTGCCGATTGTATTAACTCAATAGATCCTGACTCCTATACAAACCATTTTATAACAGGTGCTATTCAAGATGGTAGTGGTTGGTCAGCTCAAGGAATTGCCTTTGGCCAAGGAACAGGTAAGATGGCTGCTTTTGGAGTCTCTAATTCACTATACATGGCTCATGGTGACGGTAGTAATGCGAATAGCTTAACAACTTTTATGGAAGTCAGTAATGCTGGGAGAGTAAAACTACATTATAATGGTAGTGGCAAATTTGAAACTTCAAGCACAGGCATTAACGTAACAGGCGATATTACTTGTACATCAGATTTAATACTTGATTCAACTAATACTGATTATCCAAGAATTACATTACATTCAAATGCTTCAGGCATAAGAAAATATGCAATTATTAATGGTCAAGGTTGGAATCAAGATGCGTTATTAATCTATGACATAGATGGTGATAATACAAGACTTACTATCGAACCAAATGGTTTAGGTATTAATAGAGGAGCAAATAGCATATCTCATGGTTTAGATGTTGGCGGTACTGCCATGATTAGGGGAGATATTGATGGAACAGGTGATTTAACTCTTACAGATACTACTGCCGATAGTGCTGCTGGCCCAGAATTTAAACTCTTCAGAAATAGTGCATCACCAGCCGACGCAGATTATCTTGGACAGATTAAGTTTGCTGGAGAAAGTGATACAGGTGTAGAGAGAAACTATGCGAAGATTACAGGTAAGATATTAGACGCAAGTAACGGAACAGAAGATGGCATTATTGAGTTTGCACATATCAAAGCTGGATCTCAAGTAATTACTGGTAGATTTAGAAGTGATAGTTTACAGTTATTGAATGGAACACAACTTACTGTTGCTGGAACAACAACATTGAATAGTCCTGTAACTATAAACACAAGCACAAATGAACAATTAATTTTATCAGGTTCATCTAGTCCTTACATACAGTTTCAAGAAGGCACAACAAATAAAGCATATATTCAATGGTCTCAATCTGGATATTTTCAACTTGGTAATGAAGAAGCAGGTGAAGTTTTAAGATTAGCAGATGGTGAAAGTGGACTCATATGGAGAGTTGGAAGTAACAATAGAACTGTCTGGACATCAGGAAATGACGGCACTGGATCTGGCCTCGATGCTGATACTGTTGACGGTTTACAGGCTTCACAGTTTTTAAGAAATGATGCAGATAGTACAATACAAGCTGTTTTAACTACTCGTAGAATATCAGTTCAAGCAAACCACGATATTAGATTTACCGATGGAAACTGGACAGGTAATACTACATCTCCAAAAATTCAAGCACACTCTAACTATCTTTATATAGTTGGTGGATCAGGTGGAATAATTTTTAGGGAAAATGCCACAGACAGGTGGCATATAGAAGGAAGTGGTCATTTTATTCCCAAAGCTGATAGTACTTATGATATCGGTACTACTGGAGTGAGAGTTGCAAATGGATATTTTGACACTTTATATGGTGATGGACAAAACATAACTGGCAGCACAATTCGACCAAACTTAACCTTTGATGGTAATCATTTAGTAGTAACTCAAGGAACTAGTGGTGGTGCAACTGCTAATACTGATGCATCATTAATTTTACATAATAACAATAATAATTATATCCAGATATTAAGTCCAAATAATAAAGAACAAGGTATATTATTTGGTGATGATGCCGACAATGATGTAGGAAATATAATTTACGATCACAGTGATAATGCATTAACCTTTGCAACAAATGGTGGAACGAATGAAAGAGCTCGCTTCACATCAGCTGGTCAATTTGTGATGGGAACTACTTCTTCTACTGGAGCAAGAGTTATAATTCAACAAGATAGTAGTGATACTAATCCTCTTGACCAACAAACCTGTGCAGATAGTTCAGGTATGAGACTTCAAAATTATAGTTTTTCAACTGGAAGGTTTACTGCACTTTCAATGGAATGTTGTAATTCCTCTTCAGTTCAATCAGCATCCATAATTGCACAGTCAGTTGCAAGTGGTACATCACCAGATATTATAATTGCACAAAGAACTTCAAATACTGCAAATACAGAGAGACTTCGCATCAAATCAGATGGTAGTACCAAATTCTCTAGAACAGCGTCTGGAGTTGATGCAGGCACAGTATTAGTTAATACTGATTATAGCAACTATGGAGTTGTCTGTGTTAGAGATAAAAACGCTACTCATGACGCTTGTTTGCAGGCTGAAAATGAAAACACTGGAAATAATGAATATAACAGGATTTACCGATCAGTAAACAGAAACTCAACTGAATGGGCAAATGCAGCATTATGTGCAAAGAGTCATGTCTTTAGAATCAGTGGTGGTTCTAGTAGTAGCGATAAATTCTTTATTCAATCTGATGGTGTTAGATGCAATGTCACTCCTAATAACTTAGTTTGTAATGTTTTTCGTGCTAGTACAGGTTTTCTAAATTATGGTGTCTTTACAGCAAGAGACGCTTCAAGTGCAAATGTACATAACGCAGGTTTTCAGGTAGAAAATCCAAGCACTGGATCGGATACAACTAACCAGTTCATGCGTTCGGTTGATTTAAATTCTGCCAATTGGGCCAATGCTAAGTATTCCGCTAAAGCACATAGATTTTTGATTAGTGGCTCTGCTGATACCACTAAAGAACACCGTATCACATCAGCTTGTAATTTGATTACAGGCCGTAATGATGGAAACTTCACATATAATGATACCAACGCAACAAATAATACAATCTCAGAACTTTATGGTGGAACAGTCGCTGGTAATAGAGGTATTCTTTCTTTAGCTGGTAGAACTGGAAGTAATAATGGTGATCTTGGAACTATCTGGTTTGTTAATGGAAACAACTCAGGAACATCGCCTGGTAATAACATGAGATTGGCTGCTGCAATTCAGTCAAAATCTTACACCACCAATAGCAACGCAAGTAGTAATTCAGGTGCTTATATTCAATTCTATACTAAAACACAAGGTGGATCATTAACAGAACGTTTTCGAGTTGATCATGACGGTCATCTTATTCCAAATGGAAATAATAATTATGATTTGGGATCTTCAAGTAGTGGTTGGAGAAACTTATATGTAAACGACGCACACTTCTCTAACAAAGGAGGTTCAAATAGTGTAGACGGTACTTGGGGCGATTGGACATTGCAAGAGGGTGAAAATGATATCTTTATGATAAATAATCGTACAGGTAAAAAATTCGCAATAACCATGAGGGAGGTTTCATAATGCCGATCTATCACAATGGACAACGAGTAAATCCAATCGTTCAGATGTTTGATGAACGATTGAGCAGTGCTGTTGGCGACAATAGTACTGGTTTCAAAGATATTAAAACTTTAAAAACTTTTACTCCTAAAGTAAGTGGTAGTATAGTACATGTTTTTATGTTCTGTCAGACATGGCATCCAGCAACAACAGAAGGCCCATCTACAGATACATATGGTCGATTATTACATAATAATAGTGGGAGTTATGCAGTATTTACTGAGAATGACAGGATGCAAGGTAACTTTAACTTTGATGAAAGATATCATCATGCTGGAATTTCAATAATGGGATCTTTCACTACAGCAAACACAAACTCAACGACAGTTAAATTTCAAGCTTCGATGGGAACAACATTAAATGCTACTTTTGATTATTTTCATGCTTATGGTGGTCGTTTTCGTCTCATAGAGTATGATGTCACTTAATAAATATCTAAAAATATAATCAAATGGCTTTAAATAGTTTTGCAGTATTCGATGCTCTAAAAGATTTATCAATTACCGAATATACTTGTTACGGTGATATAACTGATGATGATTCATTAAAAGAAAATTTAAAAATAAAAGTTGGTATTAATACAATCACAGATGAAGTGATATTTGCAGAGCCAACTTTTACTTATTCTGAGTTCAAATCAAAATATGATTTACATCTCGCTAAAGAACCAATGAATAAGTTGAGAGAAGCGAGAGATGATAAGTTATTAAAAACTGATTGGACACAAAATGCTGATGTCCCTAATGCAATTTCGGAAAAGTATAAAACATATCGTCAAGAATTAAGAGATTTACCAGCACAATCAGGACTTAACCCTAAAGTTGATGATGCAGAAGGCCTTCTAATTGATGACTCTGTTACTTGGCCTACAGAACCATCATAAATATCTAAAAAAACTATAGTATGCCAGCATTAATTTGTAATTTGCCCTCTTATCATGTGTGGGTGCGAAAGGAATATCTAACAGATCATAAGAGTGGACATGGAGAATTCGTAGAAGGTTATTGGGTATCAGCTAAATCTATCCCAGGCCGTGCCTTTTATTTTGAAACATATCTACCAGACTATGCGGCGATGTATGATAAGTTACCCATCAGTGCTTTCGTATCATCACCTGAGCTACCAGATCCAGATATGACATTACATAATCTGCAGTTCTGGAACTGCATGGACTATGGAGTTGTAGCTGTACAGAAACAATTTGTAGGTTCAATGCACTATGAGATTATGACCAGAGACTTTGGTAATCAGACAGGGACATATATTTGTACATTAGATAATTATCATCAAGACGTAGACGCAATAGATTATTCTACAAGTGAACAACCACCAGAACATAAGTCACATAATCTAATTGAACTTGACAATGGGCAGTTTGCGTTGTATCCTAATAATAGAATGAGAATATATGATAACAGTTTGACACCAGAGAAACCAAAGAATCCTGATTTTAAGGTATCAACAATTTATTATCAAGTTGAAAATGGCCATGACCGTGATGGTCTAGGGTCTGAAGAGAACTATTTCTGGAAAACTGCGAAAGAAAGATCTGATGGCGATTGAATCTGATTTAATAAGACGTTATTGTGGAGCATTTACATCAGAACAATGCAAGGAAATAATATCTCATATTGATTATTTTGAGAAACATAGTTTGATGTTTTATGATAAATCATCTTTACATCTAACTGATCATGTGACTTTAAATGTATCTCATGATTGGGATATGGATGAGACGGCTAGTTCTAGAATATCTAATTTAATACTACCTAAATTCAAACCATGTGTTGATGAATATTTACAAGCTTTTAGTGTGTTGAATGATCATAAGTTTTTATTATATGATCTCAAAGTAAAGAAGATACCTGTGGGTGGTGGTTTTCATTCATGGCATTTTGAGACAGGTGGAATTGAAAATTGTCATCGAACTTTTGTGGTTCAATTATATGTCAACGATGATTTTGAAGGAGGAGAGACGGAGTTTTTATATCAAAATAGAAGAGAGGAAGCTGTTGCTGGGGATGTTTTGATATTCCCTGCTGGATTTACACATACCCATAGAGGTAATCCACCAATAGGAGGACATAAGTACCTTATAACTTCTTGGGGATATATGCAAGGATGAGAGATGTAGATTTAATTACATTGGCTAAAATAGATTTACTGAAAGGTAAAGTCGATTGTGATCTAGATTCTTTATCTAAAATTCTTTTAGATAATTATCACAACAAATTTGAATGTGAGATTGATAGTACATATTTTGAAGACTCAATATGTCCACCTAACGATATAGTTGATGATATTATAAAACAAATACAGATAGATTTTACTGCTGCAACTGGAGAAAAAATCATTCCAGTAAATTATTGGGGACATATACATGAGAAAAATATGAGTACGAACACACATAATCATAATGATACCTATGTTTCATCTGTTGTTTATGTAGAGGTGCCTGAGGGATCTGGTAGTATTGTTTTTAGACCAAAATTAAATCAATATGATAATAGTGCATATTCATCTAAATTTGCTCCTGAAAGAGGTGTGTATTATGTGTTTCCAGGCTACTTGGATCACTATGTAACGAGGAATATGTCAGATAAACTTAGAATTTCGTTATCTATAAATTTTAAGAGGGATAAATGACATATAAATACAAGTACTGGATCGTGTGTTTACAATGAAAGGTATTTTTAAAATAATTAGTCATTCATCAGATACAAAAACTATTTCAGTTAAATTTAATAGATTACATTCACAGACATCTATCGAAGATTGTTCATCCTTGAGTGTTAATTATAGTAACTATGATACATCCACTATTGAAGCTTTTGCAAGTAATTTAATGAGAAAGAGTGGACAAAGTAGAATTCAAAATGCAGAAGAAAAACTCTCTATAATTAGTGCTAACACTCCAACAAGTGTTTCTGGTTCATTTGTCATGGATGATTTGGTAGGAAAAGTAATTCAAGGAGATGTTGACACTAAATTCAAAACAACTTTATCTGCAAGAAAGGTAGAACTATGAATTATAACAATCTTAACTCTGAGGCCTCTTACATCAAATTAGATGATTTTGCTTTATGCAACATTAAGGTTGATTCTGGGTGGGTAGGTGTTCATCCAAAAATAGAAAACTACGGATTATATTATTATTTGTATGATGGTTCTCCTAAAGTTGGTATCGCTTTTGAAACTACATTAGTTAGCCTCACAAAAGGTGCCTTAACATCTACAAAGAGTCATTTAGAAAAATCTTTAATCATAGAAGCTAGTGATAGTTGTGATATCTTGATTTTCAATACTATAGATAAAACTCAAGACTGGACAGGATCATTAGTCACAAATACATTTACCTGTGATAATGCAAATAGCTATCTTATTTGTATTGATGGAGCTCCGAAAGTCAATAGTACAACTATGCAGAAGTTTGACTACTCTAAACTAACATCAGGAAAAGAATATAGTGTTACATTAAATGGTGGCGTATTGGGACTTTTTACTAAACTCGTCGTATAATACTGCTACATTAGCCCACATAGAACTAGGATATAAAGATATCCACTTATTGTTATGTTTGATATAATTTTGCCATAAAGTTAGATCTGTATTATCTCTCTGATAGTATTTCCAAAAATCAGTATCATTTCTTGGACTGAGTTTATAGAGGTGAAGTAAGAAGTCACTATTGTGTAACCACAATTTTTTCATAACTTTATTGTATGATTGTGGATTATAATTTCTTTTTATAGTTTTAACTAGGTTTGTGATACTATATTGTATCATGTACAATGCATTTGATTCGAGTGGTTCTATGAATCCACTGGTAAGACCGAGTGCCACAATATTACCTTGCCAAGGATTGTCTAAGAAACCACTAGTCCATTCTAACAGTCTAGGTTCACTCCCTTGATATGGTTCATAGTCTGAATTATATTCTTGGAAGTATTTTAGAGCCTGATCTGTGGTACAAAACTGTGAAGCAAAGACATAACCACAACCACGTTTCTCTCTTGTATCAATATTGAACTGCCAACCATAGTCAAGTGCTACAGATTCCGTATAGTTGTATGGTTTTTCATTCAACTTAAATGACTGAACCCAAGCTTTATTAACAATATGGCCTCTACTTGTAAGATCTATAAACTTTCTATCCCGTACAAATTTTCTTTTGAATCCCGTGCAATCAAGATATAGATCATATCCTTTTGGTAGTTCTTCAATAGTATCGATTATATGAATTGTTCTCTCTGTATATTTTTTGAGAAGAGTTGGTATGAGTTCAGCATCTAAGTGATATGCATATCCTTGCCATCCTTTATCACTATAAAATTTATCATTTAAACTTTCCTTTGGTAAATTATATTTTTGGTAATCATCTAGCCAATCATCAAGACCGTTTGCATCATACCAGAATGTAAATTTAAATCTATCATCACCACCATTCCACGATACCTTTTCATTTCCATTCTTAATTAATCCATTACACTCTGAAACCCAAGTATCATCATCAATACCTAATTCGTTGAAAAAATTTCTGAGTTGTGGCAATGATGATTCACCCACGCCAATGATTGGTATCGTAGGACTTTCAATCAAAGTGATTGTTGATTCTGGTATATGTTTTTCAATGTGTGCAGCTGCCATCCAACCAGTAGTTCCGCCACCAACAATACAAATTTTCATCCGTGATCAATACAGTTGGGTAACAGGTCAGTCACAACTCTAAAATTATGTGGATTGACATAAATTCCCATCAGAATATGATATATGTCATCAACCATTGCAAATGAACCATGTTGTTTCTTTGTATTTAACATGTAGGCTCTCCCTGCCTTTAATTCAACTATATTCTTATCGTATACAAATGCAAACTCATGTAGTTCAGTCTTGTTCAGAGGAATGAATATTCTTAGTTGTTGAGTCGTTTTGTATGCATCTCTGTGGAGTCGAAAGAAACTACCACTATTCATATTGACTGCATGACATTTTGCAAGACTGTTCCATTGACCAAAGAAATTAAGAAGTGAAGGACACTTCTTTAAATTATCATTCACCTCTCCTTCTCTATCATCTTTACTTGTTAAATCAAGTTGTTCTGGGCTACCTGTTAAAGGTAGTCCTTTTTTATGATTACTTCCATCTATCCAATTATCTACTGATTTAAGTTCCTGTATGATAGTATTAGAATCAAACTTCCAATCGAGTTCGACAATATCACCATAACTATTCAGTATCGTTAGTAGTCTTGATTGTGTATCGTTCATTTTTTGGGAGTTCACGTAATTTATCCATTTTTCTGATGTGTTCAATCTTCATGATTTCATGATACATTTTGATCACACCTATGGGTGCATCAGCTTTCCACATGAAAGGTAATAATCCATGTATTATACTCTTAAATGCAATCTTTATCAACCTACTAGAATTTATAACAGAATGCCATAAATGAAAATGATATGACCATCCTGTTTCAGTCTTTAAATGATAGATTGATTCTTTAATTATGTTACGCATATTGGTATATTATACCATAACTATCTATGATGTCAAAGATGATAAATAATAAGAACCGATAGATATCGGAGACACGGTATATACCACTAGAGGAGCCACATGGCATCAAATATTAAGT